TGCATTAATTTGGCTAAATATTTACAACAAAAAGGATTTGACAATGAAACTGCAAGATCTAGCCGCAACGGCACAAACAAAACAAGTCGCTAAAGTAATGGAAAGTTACTTTGGTCAAGAAGTTAACTTTGCCAAGTTGACACGCCCACAAGCTCGCAACATGTTAAATCGTGTGCGTGGCTTGATCACAGAACATCGTCGTAGCCCAGACTTTCACAGCAGTGAGCAAAATCCTGCTTATTTGAAATTGGTCATGATGGAACAGGGGTTGGCAGGCAAATTGCGTGAACAAAATGCAATGGCCACACAAACACCGCAACAATCGTCTGCTATGCAAGCCACCATGCAACAACAAAAGCGCAAGCAGGTACAAGATCAGCTTCGCGCCATGGATCAAGAAGATGCACTACGTCGCAAACAACGTGCTGACCTACAAAAACAATTGACCATGGCTGAAAGCGATCACAGTCTACGCCGTAAGCTAAAAGAAGCCAGTGAAGTACAACAGGCTCAAGTGGTGTTGGCATCCAAAGACATGGTTGATCAAGTACAGAAAATGATTGAAACAGCCACCAGCATTCAATTCAAAGATTTACCTGCATTGGTAGATCAGATCCGCAACGAAATTGGCTACGATCAAGCCACACAATTCAACAGTGATGCCACTACAGCACTCAGCGGGTTGGTACAAAACTTGCAGGCCAGCAAAGGTCAGTTGGAAGGTGCATTGGGTGTGGTCACTGGACAAGCTCCACAAGTGCCAGGCGCAGAACTAGCGGCTCCTGTGGCAGATGCAGGTGCGGCTCCTATGCCAGCTGGTGACGAAGAGTTAGACTTGGACATTGATGTAGATGCCGAAGAAGAACCAACTGATTTGGAAACAACATTGGGTCGCGGCAAAAGATAATGCGACTGTTTGAGTTTGAAGATCCCAACACACAAAAGCTGATTGCTCTCAGTCAGTTTTTGTTGGGACGCAGTGAAGATCGAGCTGCCAAAAAACAAATCAGTCAAGAAGCATTTATTGACATTGCCAAAAGTCTTGGTGTCAATGTCACTGAACAAAATCTTGGCGAACTCATAGCCAAAGAACCTCTCAAAAACATACTGGAACCACTGGATCCCAATTCGGGCGTAGTTCGGTTCCGTGGCAATACCGAAACTGCCACAGGAATGACCGTGGATCAGGCCCGAGCCACAGTGGATGCCAATGCCAAAGCGGCCATGCGCCGTGGAATGAAAAAATAACCAAAACCGTTGTAAATACACAGTAGTTGTGTTATAATGTCCTTATAGGAGATGTCAGTATGGCGTATTCAGAAAAAGTAATTGAACATTATGAAAACCCACGCAATGTGGGAAAAATGGATCCCAACGATCCCTCTGTGGGGTCAGGCACAGTGGGAGCTCCAGCATGCGGAGATGTCATGCGTTTACAAATAAAGGTCGAAGATGGTATTATTACGGACGCCAAGTTCAAAACTTACGGTTGTGGATCGGCAATTGCTAGCTCCTCACTCGTTACCGAATGGGTCAAGGGCAAGAGTCTTGACGAAGCAGGCACAATTACGAACAGCTCGATTGCTGAAGAACTCGCGCTCCCGCCTGTTAAGATCCACTGTAGCATCCTGGCAGAGGATGCGATAAAAGCTGCCATACAAGATTATAGAAACAAACAAGGAGAAGTTAAATGAACACATTGACCTATAGAAGTGCAGAACAAATCAATTCAGCCATGTTAGGGGTTTACAACAACATGGCGTTGGCTGTGGCCAATTCAATGATTGTGAGCTTGTTGGTAGCATCCAGTCCGGCCCTGATGCAATTTTTGTTTACCGGCGCAATGAAATGGATCGTGATGTTTGCACCATTGGCATTTATCTTGTTGTTGAGTTTTGGTATGGAAAAAATGACCCGATCTCAAGCACAACTGGCCTTGCACGGTTTTGCCGCATTAATGGGTGCAAGCTTCGCCACAATTTTTGTGGTGTTCAACATTGGTAGCATTGTGGGAGCATTCATGGCTGCTGCTGTGTTGTTTGCTACTATGAGTTTTTACGGATACTTTACTAAAAAGAATTTAGACAGTATTGGACAATGGATGTTTGTGGGGATGATTGCCATCATTATCGCTTCGATTATTAATATCTTTATTGGTAGTTCAGTGGCACAGATGGTGATCTCGGCATTGGCAATTATCATTTTTCTTGGACTCACAGCCTATGACACACAAAAGATTCGCGAAATGGTCAGTGTCGACCACAACGGCAACACCGAAGTTGTGGGTGCGTTAACATTGTATTTGGACTTTATCAACTTGTTCCTAAATTTATTACAACTGTTTGGCGGAAGAAAGGAATAACCATGCTGACAATAACTGACGCAGCACAGGCAAAGATTGCTGATATACTGGCAGAAGAAAACAAACCAAACCTAAAGGTTCGCGCATTTGTGCAAGGTGGAGGATGTAGCGGATTTCAGTATGGATTCACACTGGATGAAGAACACAATGAAGACGACTTTGAAATCAACGGAGTGCTAGTGGATTCAATGAGCATGCAGTATCTCACAGGTGCAGTAATTGATTTCAAAGATGATATACATGGTAGTAGTTTTTCAATCAGTAATCCCAATGCACAAACCACTTGCGGATGTGGATCAAGTTTCAGCGTATGATTTCAGTTACTCCAGCAGCCGCTAGCAAAATAGCTCGTAACCTGGATCGGCGAGGTGGCGGCATGGGCATACGCATAGGTGTGCGTACCACTGGTTGCTCAGGGTTGGCCTATGTATTAGAATATGTTGATGAATTACAGCTTGGCGATGATGCTGAACTACATGATGGATTCAGCGTTGTTGTCAACAAAAAAGATCAACCATATCTACAAAATTTACAGATTGATTATGTGCGTCAAGGTCTCAACGAAGGCTTTGAATTTATCAACCCTAACGAAAAAGATCGCTGTGGATGCGGCGAATCATTTAGAATCTAATGTATAATCCAAAATTCAGTTACACACCGGTTCCCCGGGTAGAAGTCAATGGCAAACGCTTTTATGCCACCCCTGACGGCCACAAGTTGCCCAGTGTCACAACTATATTGGACAAGACCAAACCTGCTGAAAAAGTTCAAGCCCTCAATGAATGGCGCCAGAGAGTGGGCACAGAACGGGCCCAACAAATTACCACAGAAGCTGCCAATCGTGGCACACGCATGCACACTTATCTAGAACACTATGTCAAGCATGGTGAATTAAAAGATCGCGGAACCAACCCGTTTGGTTGGGCCAGTCATGCCATGGCAGAAACAGTGATCCGACAAGGCATTGAACAACGAGTAAACGAATTCTGGGGCTATGAAGTTCCACTGTATTTTCCCTCAGTGTATGCTGGCACCACTGATGCTGCAGGCGTACATTTAAATGAAGAAGCAATACTAGATTACAAACAAACCAACAAACCAAAAAAACGTGAGTGGATTGAAGATTATTTTCTACAACTGTGCGCCTATGCAGAAGCACACAATGAATTACATGGTACAAAGATCAAAAAAGGTGTTATTTTGATGTGTGTCAAGCCCGAAGTCGATGACATGGGCAATGTAATAACTCAACCAGAATATCAAGAATTTGTGTTGGAAGGCGCTGAATTTGAACAATATCGTAGCCAGTGGTGGCGACGTGTGGAGCAGTTTTATCTGCTAAATACGTGATCGGAGATTACAGATGGCTATTGTACAAATATCGAGAATTACCCAACGCAAAGGACTCAGTGAGAACTTACCACAACTTGCTGGTGCAGAATTTGGCTGGTCAGTAGACACCCGTCAATTGTTCATTGGCAATGGCACACTGGAAGAAGGTGCTCCTGTTATTGGCAACACTGAAATTTTAACAGAATATTCTAATATTTTTGAATTTCAAAGCACCTATAACTACAAAGGCGAAGCTGCTGGGTACAGGGCACAAACTGGGCCTACGCCCGGTAACCCTGTCACGCAAAGTTTGCAATCATGGTTGGATCAATTTGCCACAGTAAAAGATTTTGGCGCAACGGGTGATGGAGTCACCGATGATACTGCAGCAATTAATCGAGCACTGTTTCAACTGTTTTGTAGAGAAGTAAATCCACAAATTCGTAGAAGTTTGTTTTTTCCAGCTGGTGTGTATCTAGTCAGTGAATCTATTGTTATCCCTCCCTATGCCACATTGTATGGTGAAGGTCAAGACAATTCTGTGATCAAGTTGACTGCTGGCGACGATTCTGCGTTGCGTGCCTATGTTGCCCGCACAGGAGATAGTTTGCAACAAACAGGAGTAAACATAGGCAACAATGGTGCCATTGTTCCACAATATGTCACTGTCATGAACATGGGCTTTGAAACACAAGATGCCGATGTTGATGTATTTTTGGTAGAAGATGCCGCTAACTGTACCTTCCGCAATGTCAACTTCACAGGACCATTGACCACGGCAGGACTGACCACTGCTGCAGACAACATTGCTGGAGTACGTTTTGCCAGCACTCCCACATTGATCTGTAACAATATCACGCTTGATCGTTGTGTGTTCTCGGGATTGACCTACGGTATTGACACAGATCAACAAGTACAAGGAATCACAGTATCTAATTCAAACTTTGATACCTTGTATCAAGGCGTATCTTTAGGCGCCACAGCTCCTGTCAACGGCGGCCCCACTGGATTTAGAATTACCCACAGTGTATTTGACAATATCTATGCTCAGGGAATTATCATGGGCAGTATTAATTTTAATGCCACAGGTTACAACATGTTTTATGATGTGGGCAATCATTTCAATGGAACTACAAATCCAGCCACGGCTATTATCACTGTTGGTGGCGACAACAACGCCTGTATTGCTGACATGTTTGAAAGAACCACGCAGTATGCGTTGGTGCATCGCCGAGTAGATCTCAACGGATATCAAAGCACAGCATTAGTTGACGGAACCGCATTTGAGATAGGTCCTGCAACTTTGGCAGCTGCAGATAGAGCAACATTGGCCGACGGTTCAACCAATCAAAGTTTTTTCAGTATACCTGTTTCCAGAGCCGTGGCTGTAACTTTTACATATACCATCATTAGAGACACAGGATACAGAATAGGAACATTTGTAACAACTGCCACAGGTGGAGGAACATTGACCTACTGTGATGATTACACAGAAAATGAAGTCACAGGCATTACACTGTCTGCAATTCAGAGCAGCGGCAACATAGTGTTCCGGTACACTGCATCAACCACTGGCATTGATGGTCAAATCACTTATCAGATAGCTTATAAAAATTTATAATAGATGTGGCCATCATCCTTTTCCAACAGGTTGGAATCCTGGTCAATTTTAAGACAATCTATTTCAAATTACAACATTGAACTGGCACTGAAAGAGATTAACTCATGGTGGTTTGCAGTTCCATGGCGTCCATATTATTTGCATTGGGACGATCGTCCTAACTGGCCAGATCCTTGGCAACTTTTGAGTGATAATTATTATTGTGATGTTGCCCGTGGGCTAGGAATCCTGTATACTATAACTTTGTTGGATCGTGAAGATTTAGCCGATGCTGCCTTGGTTTTAACTGAAACTGGTGATAATTTAGTCCTCGTTGATCAATCAAAATATATACTTAATTGGGACCAAGATACTATAGTAAATACCAACCAAGAAACAATAATCAAGAAGCAGTTGACACTGTCAACTGTAAAACAGCAATACTTATAAAAACATACGGAAGTTAAATGACGCAGATTACAGTAGTTAAACGTAGTGGGCAAAGAGAGCCTCTC